ATGAATAATAAATTTTATAGAATTTGTATGATTATTCTTGGTATCACTATAGTTTTAAATATTATTAATATAATAATAAGTTTTACTTTTAAAGCTCTTATTGCTTTGGTATTTACTTTATTATTGCTGGCATTTATTAATAGTAGAAAGGAATGATATTATTGGAGCAAAGAAAACTTAGAATTGGATTTAATAAAAGTGGCAAAGGCTCTTTTACACCAAGATTGATACTTCCAATGTCATGGATTAAAGAGATGAATATCTCTCCTGATGAAAGGGATGTTCTTGTTACTTTTGAGGATGGAAAAATAATTATTGAAAAAACTGAAAATGAATAAAAAAAGGTGGTAGTGATTGTTTATAGTTGCTACCTTCTACTCTATTTATTAAATTTATCAATATCTTTTTCATGATATGCTTTTTAGTAATAAGATATATCTTATTAAAGATTTTCTCCATCTTAATATACAAACAAAAATAATAACTAAAATTAATCAATATATTGTAGTATATGTTGTCAATTCTCATTTTTTGAATTTTATAAATTTATCGAAAAATGTAAATAAAAACATTGCATTATACGCCCCGTAACATTATAATATATTTATAGACAAGGAGGTGAGAAAACAAAAGCTAAGAAAGGAGGACAAAGAAAGTGGGGAGATTGGAAAGAAGAAAAAATAAAAAAGAGAACAAATTTAATATAATTAAAAAAGTTCTCTCTTTTATATTATTAATACTAAATATAGCTCTTACAGTTTTAAGGCTAATTAAAGAACTATAAGAGTTAAGCCTAGAAGGAAATGCAGTTCCTTCTAGGTGACTTCTTTCTAATATTATAACATACTTTCTAAAATGCCATGAATAGAAATTTTTACAAAATATGTGTTGCTGTTGTTTTAATAACTATAGTGTTTGATGTAATACTCTTAATAAAAAGTTTTGATATATGGAATATTATTGGATTATTAATAAGTATCTCACTATTAGTTTTCTTTACAAAAGAATTAAAAAGGGATGGTAATTAAATGGAACAAAGAGAATTAAATATAAGTTTTCATAAAAGTGGAAATGGCTATACTACTACTAGATTATCTTTACCTATTAATTGGGTTAAAGAACTAGGTATCTCTCAAGATGAAAGAAAAGTTATAGTTACACTTGAAGATGGAAAAATAATTATTGAAAAAGCTGAAAATGAATAAAAAAAGAGGTAGTAACTATTTCCAGTTACTACCTCCTAATCGATTTACTTGTTTATAAAATCTAGTGCCTTATAAAGAGTGTCAAATCTATCATTACCTTTTATCATGGTATAATTTTCTTTAGTCATGGAACCTATCTTCTCACATGCTCCACCACCAACAACATATAAATTTTCTGTCTGACCTGGTATGTAATCTTTTATATCACATATTAGTATTTTACCATCATTATATCCCCAGCCAACTACAGTTGCAGGTATTTTGTCAACTGCTCCATCATAAACGATTGTATGTTTGTACATGATTTTTCCCTCACCATTCTCTTTATTATCTATTGTCTTATTTAAAATACCTTCTGCTATTAATTTAGCAACTATGTCTTTATGTCTAATATAATAATCTGTATCTGCTTTACTATCTACGAAGCACACTTCTATTAATATTGCAGGAGCTTTTGTATGACTAAGCCAGTAAAGACCTCTTGCGTCCGATTTTGCACCTCTATTTTTAAATATTGTTGATAGTTTTTTGTTGACTCTTTCAGCATATACCTTACCATTGTTAGTTTTGTATATTGTCTCTGTACCCATAGGATTTAGAGTTGTTTTATTTGCGTTGAAATGGATTTGTACTGCTAAGTCTACATTTTGCCTATTGGCAATTTCACATTGTTCTGCTAAATAGTTATTAGATTTATCTACTTTTCCAGTATACACAATAGCTCCACCTTGTTTCAACCATTTAACAATTAAATCAGTTAAAATTCTGTTTTCTTTTCCTTCATCTATATAACCAACTGCCCCTGTTCCTTTTCCTGTTAGTGTATGTCCTGGTACTATTACTACTTTCATCATTTATCACCTTCTTTCTGTAGCATCACCTTTATATCTGTTACATCTTCCTTTATTTCCTCCACATCAGTTTTCATTGCTCCCATTTCAACAAGTATATTTTTATTGATTTCTTGTTGTTGTGTTGATAGTTCAATAAAGTTTTCTACTGTCTTTTTATACATATCTCTATCTTCTTTTTTCTCCTGCATAGTATTTTTGAATAGTAAAGCACATAAGATTCCTATTGCTCCTAAACTACTTAATTCTGTTAATAATTGTTCCATGATGACCTCCTACTAAAATTGATATAAAAAAAGAACCTTTATGTTTTAGATAATAGGTTCTTTTTATACTTCTTCTTTGTTTATCATATTTGTTAATTCTGTGTATTCATTTTCTTTAATTCTATTTAATGCATAGAATACATCCAATTTAGTCTGCAATTCTTCTTTAGTTTCATAATTTTTTTGTTCAATCATTCTTTTTAAAATATTATACATGTTGTTCCCTCCATTTTTTATAATTTTATAACACGTTATTTGTGTTAAGTTCTAACATAGCAATTCTATAAGCATTATCTACTAATAAACTATCTTGTTGCTTTTGATTTTCTATTAAAATTGTAATTTTATCTGCATTTATTTCCTCTATGCTTGGTTCTGGCTTGGGTGGTTTATTTTGTAATTCTATCCACTCATTATAAGACTGTTCGCCTGTTTTAGCTACCTCTCCATTTTTATTTATTAAAGGAGTCCATAATTGGCTATTATCTGTAATAAAAAAATTATCAATTCCTATTTCTTCTATTTCTTTTTTAGAAAAATTATGTTCTCTTATTATTTTAAATTTTCTTTTGTCCATATTTTCTAATCCTCCAAATTTACAATAGCACTAATTAAAATTCCCTTGTCCATAATATCATGACCTGGAGTTAGCATTAAGATAGTGTTATTTACAAAAGCTATACCCACACTGTCAATTTGTTCGCAAGAAACATTCATGACTGGACAAGAATAATTTTGTCTTGATATGTTGAATGGTAGTTTGATTATTGCCTCTTCTAAAACAGTAGATGGTGTATTCTTTGTTACAATCATGTTTGCAAATAGCCACTTTCCTACCTTTGTAATAGCAGCTGATTGCCATACTTTATTCCATCCATTTATGAATTTAAAGTCAACATTACTTTCGGTTAATGTTGTAATGTTTTTTATATTATCTCTTATAACTTCTATATGACTACCTAAATTTTGTGTACTTTCAAAACTTATGTTTGGTATAACAGTATCTGAGTTACAAATAAATTTAGTTTGATTATCATATTGTTCTAAGTTTAATGTAACAAGTTCAATTTCTTGTGATTCTGCAAGTTGGTAGATGATAGTTATTGGATTATTTTTTATCCATTCATTAAACCCATTTCCATCTTGTGTAGTAAGTTTACTTTTTAATATTTTAAATGCTATATCACCACTACCAGTAGTTGAGCATCCCTCTATGTCATTATTGTTAAAATCATTTCTACTTTTCCCATTTAAATTATTACATAAAACATATGCTGTGTCTAAACTATCTACAACAGCTTGAGGAGTTAATGTTCCCATAAATTGCAGAGTATTATCATATACATGTGATAAATTAAGATTTCCAATATCAGTATAAGTATGTTCCTCACATCTTTTTATTAAGTAATATTTATTATTTTTATAAACTATTTCATCTTTCACTCCATTTGGTAAACTTCTTAATGTATATGGAATTGTCTTTTTATCATATTTATTTCCTTTAGTTATAATTGTTTTATTCCCATTATCATGTAAATTTTTTATTATAGTAACTCTTAAATATTTAGCATTTTTAGGGCTTCTAGCAACATAAAAAATATCTTTATCTCCTATTATTCTTTCATTCAGTTGTGTAGGTATAAATGTTTTATTCTCATCATACCAACACATATTTCTACTACAATTATAAAAAGTATACTCTGTATTTGGTTCTATTTCTATATAGTCTAATGTATATTTATGATTACTAGCTTCAGAAATAAGTTCCTCTCCATTAAGATATTGTAAAATATAATTATCTTTAAACTTGGCATTTTTATTAAATAAATTAACTTCGTCATTCTCGAATGTTAGAAATTCTATATTTTTATTTTGGCCAACACTTTGCAATCCTTTAAAATATTCTATATTGGTATTAGTGTAATCACCTTCTAGTATAGTCATATTTAAACTTATTTCATGTCCTGCTGTAGATGTATCATTGTTTATAATGCTCCTTAATACAACATTACAACTTGATAGGTCATTTAATGTTGTAAAGCTATATTTAAACCTTCCTATTTTCCCTCCGCTTATTGTACAATCTGTTGTAGGATTTCCAAATATAGATTTTTCTTCTCCGATGCTATGTACATATATTCCACTGGTTTCTGGTAATGTATTTTTATAAACATTTACTATTACAGTATACAATGTGTTTGGTTTATACATAGAATAGTTTGTTGTAAAAAAGTTATGATACATCACTCCATCTTCTGTTGTTATATTTATTTTATTATCTAAAAAAGTTGTTTTCCATAAAGAAAAATCTGAGATATTATTACCCCATAAATTGACTAGTGTCTCTCCTTCTATATGGAAATTAGTTAGATAACCTTTTTTACTATTTTCTATTGTATATTCTCCTGTATCAGTACTACATTTTATATTGTCAACTTCCTTGAGATTTTCTATATCATTAATTTTATTTTCTAGAACTTCTAATAATGCTTTTATCTTTACAGAAGAATAAGTAGTTGTTTCAGTACTTCTATTATCATCAATAGTTGCTGAAATCATGTTAATAGCTGAGTTTCCATTTACAACTATACATTCCAATTCATTGTTTAATTCATTAAAAACTTTTATACTATTATCATCTAAAATTTGGTATGAGCAAAATACGTTGTTGTTAGTAGATTTATCTATTAAACTTACAAGCACTTTTCTAGTTACAAGGTTATGCTCAACTATAGCTGTGTATACATTTTCTTCTAATATCCAGTTATTTATTGATATATCTTTAGATACAGATACATTAGGACCTCCCTGAATTAATTTTTCTAAATCTTCTTTATTTGCTTTTTTACTAAGTTCTAGGTTAATATTATCCTGCTCATTATTTAATTTATTAATATTTTTTACTACATCTTCATTTAACAATTAATCACCTTCTTTTGATAAAAATTATCTTGCTGTATAAACATCATATGTTATTTCATTTTCATTTGGGAAATATGTTCCATGTAATTCTCTAACTCCACGAAGAGCTACACCACTTGTTATACTGACTGTTGTTTGTGTTATTGTAGTGTTATAAATTTGAATATTAGTACTACTTGAATATAATGTTATTGTATTAGCTCCAGAACCTTTGTCTCGGAATTGAGTTGGAATTATTATTTTATTTCCAGTATATAAAGTTCTATCTAAAGTTGTGCCATTTCCATTACTGTTTGTACTAATTTCAGTAGTCTTTGTAAAATAGGATGCATTATTGAGAGAATTTACAAGTGTACTTCTATATGATTGTATCTTTGAATCAATCTTACTACATGCCATTGTAGATTTTATTATTGAACTTATAGCAACAGGTTTTCCTGCGATGGCAGACATGGCTGTCGAGCTTCCTGCGATGGCAGACATGGCTGTCGAGCTGGAGATTACTATGTTTAAGAACCCTGAATTATTTATTATTGTATTCACGCCAATTTGTGAGCTTGCTACAGCATTCATTGCTGTGCTTGAGCTTGCTACAGCATTCATGTATTTATCACTTCTAGCTAACGCATCCGAAGTGTAGATAGTTGCATTATCTAAACCTGCCAGCTTCGCTACTATTTTTGATATTGCTAAGTCAACTTCTTTTACAGAATTGAAAGCTTCTTGATTATTTGCTATAGCTGTTATAATGCTTAGATTATTTTCTATACTTTTACAAATATTAAGTACTGTTACTGTATCTTCTCCAATTACTAATAAAGCTTCCTTCAAACTTTTATATTCAATGTTTATATCTTTTATCAGATAGAAAAGTTCTCCCTCAACTATAAGATTTGTTGAATTATAAGCAGTATTTGAATTTGAAATTAAATTTGTTTTATTTGACTCAATATTGTACAAAGCATTATATGTTTTTAAAATATTTGCTAATATATTTTTTACTACATTCTGATTTGCTAATACTAAATTTAGACTTTCTTGATTAGCTAGTAATAATTGTATCGCTTCTAAATTTTTAAATATATATGATACAGATTCCTGATTTGTTGATATATAAGTCATTGCTTCAGTACTATTTATTATAGCTTCTCTAATTACATTATTTTCTAAAATCGCTTTTATAACAGCTGGCTCTGCTGTAACTTTTAAAATATATTGTCCTAGCAAATCCATTGCATTTGGGCTTGCAACAACTGCGTCCATACTTGTTTTACACATAGTTAAAGCTACTATTGCATTACTATTATTAAGTATTGCATTAGTAGCTTCTGTATTTTCCAATATTTCTTCTATAGTTGTAAGACTTTCTAAATCAGTATTATTTAAATTGAAAGTAGAATTAAACCATGTGCCTATAGTTGATTTGTCTTGTTCCCTTGTAACATATCTATCATACCCTGCTTTAAATTTTTCCTCTAATGAATTATAATGCTCTACAGTCATTCCTTTTACTACATTATCAGCATTTCCCAAACTAAATATATCTGTTCTGTAAAAGGCATTTAATTGTTCTCCCAGCTTAGTACCTTTATCAAACAGATTATCAATGTCTGTTTCTGAAAAAGCTGTATACACAACTTCTCTAATTCCTCTATCAGAAAATAAATATAAACTATTTAAGTACATCTCTTCCCAAATCCTATGATTACCTTCATATAAAAGATAACTTTCAGAACCATTTAACTTCAAATCTTGTAAATAATTTAAATAATTTAAAGGTTCTCCTTGAATATCACTATTTATTTTATAAACCTCTGCCCAACTCACTAAATCACCCCTTCATTTGTAACAGTTTCTTCTATCATTCCATTTTTAAAGTTAGTTATTGTTGTATTTATTAATATATCATTTATATACTTTTCTTTTGATATAGAACCATTAGTATTAAACTTTGTAATATACTTGATATTATTATCTAATATTTCTATTATAGAACCATTTGTATTAAATTTTGTTTCTTTATTTTTATAAGTATCTAATTGAGAAAGTTTTTCTTTTTCTTCAGTTGTATAATCTTCTGTAGAGAGTTCTTTGCCTTCAACTTTCTCAACATATATATCATGAGTATGTTCTAAATTGGCTTTTTTATCTAATCCATCTTTTAATAATCTTTTTGTCTCTATACTAGAATAAGCACTTTCAAGAGACTCTATATCATCATTAATAGTAAATTTTATAAGTTCAATAGCAGAACCACCATTAACTACTGTAACTTCAATATCTATAGCAACTTCATTAAATAGTACTATATTATTATCATCTATAATTTTGTAAGATGTAATCAAACTTTTCCTATTAAGTTTATCTATTGAAGAGACTAATATTTTTTGAGTAACAAGGTTATGTTCTACTGAAAGTTCAAATCCTCCATCAACTTCAATCCATTCAGATGTATCATATGATTTATTAAATGCTACATTTATTCCACCAGCAATAAGTTGCTCTATTTTTAAATCTAGTTTATTAAAATCATAAGTTAATCTCTCTTTTAAAGTGTCTTTTATCTGACCATCTGTTGTTTCTTTTGATTGTAATATTTCTCCTGCTGTATCTAAATTTTCTAATTCATTGAACCTTTTTTCAAACTCAGTTATTTTATTGCTAACAGTTGTTGTCATATCTGTCTTAGCAGTATTTACTTCAACTATTTTATTATTAGCCTCATCTACTTTATCATCCACTTTTTTCTGCATATTAATTATAGATGTCTGCCTAGTTGATTCATTTAGTTCTCTAGTTCCCTCATTACTTTCTCTAAGCTCTTCATTCTCTTCTCGTTTAGTCTCTGAATTTTGTCTTATTATTTCATTTGTTTTTCTTGTTTCTTCATTTGTTTCCCTTGTTGTTTCACTAACTTTTCTAGCTTCCTCATTGGTATTTCTGGTTGTTTCACTAGTTTTTCTTATTTCTTCACTTGCTTTTCTAGCTTCTTCATTAGTATTTCTTGTTTCTTCACTAGTGTTTCTTACTTCTTCACTTGCTTTTCTAGTATTTTCATTACTTTTTCTTATTTCTTCATTTTCTTCTCTTGTTTCTTCATTACTTTTTCTAAGGTCTTCGTTTTCTTCTCTTGTAGTTTCTGATTCTTGTCTAGCTACTTCATTAACAACTCTTGTTTCTTCGCTACCATTTCTTATCTCTTCACTTGCTTTTCTAGTATTTTCATTTGATTCTCTTGTTTCTTCACTAGTTTTTCTTATTTCCTCATTTGATTCTCTAACAGTCTCATGGATTTCTCTTGTTTCTTCATTAGTATTTCTAGTTTCTTCACTTGACTCTCTTACTATCTCATTTGTTTTTCTTATTTCTTCATTAGCTTCTCTTGTTATTTCACTTGTCTTTCTTATTTCTTCATTGGCTTCTCTTGTCGTTTCACTTGTATTTCTTGTTTCTTCATTAGCTTCTCTAGTAAGTTCTTGCGTTTTTCTTACTTCCTCATTCTCACATCTTTCAGCTTCACTATCTTTTCTCTGATTTTCGCTTTCAATCCTTACATTCTCATTACCAGTTCTAACATTTTCAGAACTTATTCTAATTTCTTCATTAGATTTTCTTACATTTTCATTTTCTTGTCTTTCTTCTTCATAACTTAATACATTTAATATGTCCTTTATTATATCCCAGCTAGGCTCATCCTCTATTGCATTTCTATTTATACTTTTTTCAACTTTTATTATTGTAGAAAACGTAGTAACTACCTTATCATCTTTGTATAAAGTTATCTCAGAAATAACATCTCCTTCTTCTGAAAGCTCTATATGACTTAATTCAGTATAAACAGTTGAACCTTCTATGGTACAATTTTTCTGAGTAACTCTTCCACTTGGTAAATAAAAAAATGCTAATGCTGTATATCCAGTTAAATCAACATCTATAGAATCTTGTACTATTCTCATGTTATAAGATACATTATTATCATTTTGCTTATATCTTGCTATTTGATACATCTTTGTGTTGATATCTACAATATAAATTCTATCTCTCAAGTTATATCACCTGCTTTCTAATACTTCTATTCGTTTTGTAAGTTCTTCTATTTTTTTACTTGTTATATCTTTATAATTTTCAAAATTTGATATAGTTTTTTGTAAAGATAATTGTAATACTGCTAAATGAGATGTTATATCTTGTGCATAGACACCTTCACCAGCTTCATCTGATACATCTTTGAAAATGTACTTAGAAATAGGATTATCTAAAGAGGAGTCTATATCAACTTGTAGTCTATGTTCAATATTTTTGTTTTTCATAGATTTTAAATTATATGGTGTGAATACATCAGATTGTACTAAGCTACTTTTAACAAAATCTATACAGTTATTTGAAATTTCTTCATTAAATGTACTCTTCATCATTCGAGTAGATATAGCTGCTGTTCTTGCTAGTTGATTTAAATTATTACATACTAAATAATCCCAAGCTTTCCTATTTGAACCACAATTATACCAACCATCTATTTGAGGATTTATATGTTGTGTATTCAAACCTGTATTAATGTAACTTTTTTCATCTTGATAACCAAATTCAAATACTTCCTCTCCATCAAGATAACCGCTAATTACATCATCAGAAACATATATATATGAATAATCATTATATTTCATACGCATTGCTTTTCCTATACCTACTCCAAACTGAGCAGTAGCATCTAAGGCACATTTTGCACCATTCCCCTCAAATAGTAATATGAATGGGTTTGATGAACTAGCACCTATTCTGTCACATAAAATAGTACCTGTGTCTATATAATCAGCATTTATATATAATCTACTTCCACTTAAATATATTCCACAATTTCGATTCCCTGTTAATGCATCAAATACTGCTTTTTGGTCACTAGTTAAAACACTTTCATAGTTATTTTTATCACCTATAGATAACTCATTAGCTCTTATATTCACTTTTCCATTACTATCTACTTGTAACGTTGTATATCCATCATTATCTCTGACAGTTAAATTTCTACCATTTATAAATTGACCTTCTAAAGTACCAGTTTTTATATAACTAGCATTTAGATATAATTCATTCCCAACCATATAGAGTCCCTTTGCAAGACCATTGTTAGTTAGTTTATTAAATATCTCAAGTTGAGTTATATCGTCTATTTCTCCGCCAATAATAGATTCCAACGACTTTCCTTTTAATGTAAAGGTAGTTGCTCCTATATGAACATTTCCAAAACTATCTATATTTAAAGTTGTTTGGCTATTTCCATCAACTACAACTAAATTCTTTGCCTCAATATACTGCCCTTTTACTTTTCCTACATTTATCTTATCTGCATCTAAATCTCTTATCACTGCATGACCTATAGCTGCTTCTTCAAAATATTCAGCTGCATCACTTAACTTTCTAGTTGTTGCACTAACTTCATTTGAAAATTCATTATAGTTATCATGTGTATTTCCTGCCCGTACTCTATAATACCAAGTTTGCATAGGCTTAACTTCATGGAGTAATGAACTTGCTTGACCTACATATATCCTATTTGTATATCCTATAGTATCTGGTTCAAATCCTTTTATCTGAGATGCATATACTTCATAGTTATAATATAACTTATTATCAAAAGTCCAATCTAACTGAATCATACTCCATAACCCTAATGCTGTGACATTTGAAGGCTCTGGAAGTGTATCCGGAAAATTATCACTTTCAATTACAATATTATCTACATTGTTTTGGACCTTATCTATTTTTTCTTCTAAATCATCTATTCTTTCGTCTTTAAAATGATTTACTAAGTCACCAATTTCAACCGAATTGTATTTCTTTAATACTGGATTATATTCAGTTTTTACTACCCTTGCAGTAGCATTTATACCTAGATTATAGTCTCTAACTATTATCTCATCATCCATATTTACAGTTTCAAGCATCTTATAGCTTTTATAATCTTCTGTAGTTGATAAATCTATAAATTCTACTTTGTAAGTAACTTTAGGTAAATCAACATTATTTTCAATAAAATAGTCTTTACATTTATTCCTTAAGCTTTCTTCATTCTTAACATCATCATCTGAAAAATCAACTGAAACAATTCTTTGAGTTGGATAATTGTTTATATACTTGCTTTCTATATATTTTTCTGGTAGTGTAATTTTTTTATTTTTACCACTTTTTTTAGTTGCATATGGATATATCTTAGTTATAACTTCTTGTGTATCATAAGTAGCTGTAAGACCTATTATATTCTTCCTATATGCTAGTAATACATTGTTACTTTCTCCAATATTATTTAATAAACTTATATTGAAATTATCTCTTTTTAGTTTAGACTTATTATTAAATAATTCTTGTATGTCAGATATAGCATTATGTGGGCTTACACAAGAGATGGAAAAGTCTTTATTTCCTGTTATATCTGAATATCCTACAAATCTATTTTCTTCAGTACATGACCTAAATATTTGATTAAGAGCTTCTTCACAGGTAACATTTTTAAGTTCTAAATTTTCTATAAAATTATTTAATAAATCATAACTAATGTGTTCTGCTTTAACTAATATTTTTCCATCAAGTTCCTTAGAAATATAGTAAATCCTAAATAATTGATTTTTAAGCCTTGGAGAAGCATCAGCCATAACTATTTTATTATAATCAATTTCATCAAATAAAAAAGAGCCCACATAATATGTAAACTCTAACTCAAATAGTCCATTTAATTCTTCTGTAACTTTTGTTTCAACTGCATCTTTTAGAATCCCCAAACCATTATTTTTAAAATTTGTTTCATTTGCTTTATATAATCTAAGCAATCTATAACACCACCCATCTAGGTTCTATCTCTATTTTTTCTACATCTCCAGAGTATGTTATTATATTTTCACCATGTTTAAATGTTGGAAAATCTCCAAACATCCTACTATTTTCATTAACTACATCATTTGTATGAATATCTATTTTATATGCATTCATAAGTTCACAATCAATATATATATGCCCTTGAACTTCTGTAAGTTCTATCACCTCATTATTTATTTCTAATGTTATATCTCCATTTCCAAATACTTTTATAAGAGGATACGAAGCCATTCCAGTGTTTATTAGCTTAGAATTTGATTCATTTATTGTAATTAAATTATTAACTAATTGTTTTTTAAGTGGTTTACATTCAAATGTAATCTTAAAATATCCTAAATCTTTTATGACTTCCTCTAAATCTAGTTTATTAATACAAATCGCTTCTCTATAATAGTTTGGGTCAGTACTTATAATAAGATTTCTATATGAAAAGTCAGTTTGTAACCACATCTTTATTTCAGATGCTAGTATATTAATATCTTTACCATCTACATCTATATAGCATTCTATTTCAAGATTAAAATTACTATAACAACCTTCATCTAAAATAAGGCTCCCATTCCTTCCTGGTATCTCTATTCTTTCAAATCTACGTTCTGGCGATGCAAGTTCATTAATATCTGTAATTACAATACCAAAATCTCTACTATTTATTTCGCCATATTGAAAAGAAACTAATTCATTTTCACTGACACAGTATTGTAAAGCCAAATTATCACCTCCTACACATAAAAAAAGAGATGACTCAAATTTTTCTTTTGATACATCTCCTTCTATTTACTTTGCATATTTTTGCTAAGATGTGATATAATAAAAGCAAGAAGAACTACAATCTATTGTCAGTAGAGCGGAGTTCATAATTAAAAGCTAATTATTTTTTATGGAATTTGATTTTTAAATCAAACTCCCAGCCACTCTTTCGCACAGAGTGGCTTTTTACTTTTGCAAATATCTTACTTATTAAGCAAAATATTAAGCTAGCAATAACACCAGCTATTACATTAAGTAAAAAGTTGTTCATACTTACCACCTCCTTTCATTAGAAAGTAGGTTTTATCTCAGTATGAACTCCACTCTTAGATTATAGGTTACATCTTCTTGCTAAAAGTATTATACCACAATTTGGATATTAAAAAGATATTATCACATTAAAACTTTAGTTTTCTATTTGTAATAAATGCTATTTCAGAACCTAATTGCTCTATATCTTGTTTAGTATTATTTATAAATTTTTCTATATGTAAAGTTAACTCAACTTTCTTATCACTACTTTTTTCACTATCAACTTTACTATTATTATTTATATTAACAGTTGCATCCTTCAGTAAATTATTTGATGCTATTCCTCTTGCCAGAGTATCTGAATATGCTATACTTTGTAAATTTTCTATTTCATTTCTAAACCTTGCTACTTCTTTTCTTCCTCCTGTAGGTATATTTACATCTTTAAACCCTATATTAGAAAGTTGTTTATTTATAGAATTAACTATGTCACTTAAAACCTTACCCAATGCTCCTTGCATAGATTTAATACCATCTATCATACCTTGCATAGAATCTTTTCCTGTTTCCATAAACATAGCTGGTACTACTCCAAATTTATCCTTAAAACTTTCAATTTGTTCCTCTATACTTTTTTGCATTTCTTGACCTAGTTTTCTATATTCTGCATCATAAGTTTTTTTCAATTCTTCAATTTCTTTTTCTATTCTATATTTTTCATCTTCTGTATCTTCTTTGGCTCTTCTTTCAGCTATTTTCTTCTTTTCTTTGTACAATCTTTCGTATTCTTCTAGTTGCTCTTTTGACATCTTGTTGATGGCTTCTATTTCATTATGAGCTTGTGGTCCTTTAGCTAATAGTTCCTCATACAAATCTTTACCTACTTTTGTAGATAAATCTGCCATATCAGTGTCCCATTTTCTAAGTACATCAACTTGCTCTTCTAAGTTTTCCATTAACTCATCATTGTCAATTTCTTCAAATGTTACAGAAGAAAATAAGTCTGTATAATCCATTAAAGATTTTACTCTTGAGTCATATATCTTTTGATATTCTTCATTTAGTTTCTTTTGGTCCTCAATATATTTCTTATCTAAGTTTGCTACTTTTTCAGCATAATCTTCTTTAATATCATTATATTTTTTATTGAAATCTCTTTCAGCTTTTATTTTTTCTTCTGTAAGTTTTTGTAGTTCTTCTTGATGCTTTTCAGTATCTTCTTTTTCTTTTTTATCATACTTTTTATTAATTTTTTCAAGTTTTTCTCTATATTCTTCTTGCTCTTTTACAGATTCCTTATTATACTTATCTTTTATTTTCTTTAAGGCTGCTAACTTTTCTTTTTTATTCTTATATTTCTTTGCTTCTGCTTCCTTTATATCTTCGTTTTCTTTTTCATTTCTTTCTTTTTGTTTCTTCTTATGTTCTTTATCTAACTCTGCTATTTCTTCAGCTTTTTCTTCTTGTAGCTTTTGAACTTCCTTATTAAACTTTTTAATTTCTTGTGCTTCTTTTATGTTTCCATTACCTATTATTGCTTGGACTGTTCTAAGTGTATTTGTTAATCCTTCTTCTATGTTTGACAATCCATCTAAATACGCTTTTGCTGAGTTTTCTCCTGCTTTTTTAAATTGTGAGGCTATTCCTGATGAAGAACTACCTATACCTTTTGTCATAGTATTAGAAAGTTTGCTAATAGAGTCTAGTATACTTCCTCTACTTGATGTAAAACCTTCCATTGATGCTCTAAATATCCTTGATGTTGGTAACATATCTTGCTGAATAAAATTATTGCTATTTTGAGGAATCATAGAACCACTTCTAAAAAGTCCACTTACTTTATCTTTTATTCCATTTATTTTACTTGTAATTCCTCCAAGTATACCGCTTATTGCTTTTTGTGCGGCTTTAAATGGAGCTGTCAAAATATTAGATATTGTACTAAATACACTTGAACATACTGATTTTACTGCATTTGCACCATTACTTACTGCTGTTTTTATATTACTCCATACATTTGATATTGCTGTTTTTATATTATTCCATATAGTTGTAACCGCTGATTTTAAGGAATTAAACCCTGATGTTGTTGTATTTTTTACATTTGATACTGAGCTTGTAGCACTCGATTTAATATTATTCCATGCATTTGATACTGCTGTTTTGATTCCACCCCATATCGAAGATATTATATTTTTTATTCCATTCCATGCACTTGACACTACCGACTTGACCGCATTCGACACACTACTAGCAATTGATTTTATTCCATTCCATGCGTTTGTTACAACTGTCTTAATTCCATTCCAAATTGTACTTGATATGTCCTTTATACTATTCCACGCATTTGTTACAACTGCTTTTACAGCATCTACTGCACCCATTACATATGGTTTTATTGCATCCCAAACACTTTGTATTACGCTTTTTATACCTTCCCATATCGATGAAGTTATATCTTTTATACCTTGCCACGCAGCTCTTACTAATGCTTTTACTATTTCCACGCCAAGTCCTATAATTGCCTTTATAAAATCCCAAACGCTCTGTATTATATCAGAAATAGATTGCCATATAGTTGTAGCTGTTTCTTTAATTGATTCCCATGCCATACTTATCATTTCGCTAATGAATGAGATAACTGGACTTAAAAATTCTATTATACTATTCCATGCATCTGTTACTGAACTAACAATACCATTCCATGCGTTTGTAGCCATTTCTTTAATACTTTCCCATAACTCGCCTAAAAAACTTGTTATATTAGTCCATATAGTTGTTGTCCATTCTAAAATGCTATTCCACACATTGCTAACACCTTCAGATATACTTGTCCACAAACTGTTGCATCCTTCTGTTATACTGCTCCATGCATTTGATAAACTCTCTGTTATGCTATTCCAAGCATTTGAAACTGCTTGAGTTATTTTATTCCACGTATCAGCGAATCCTTTGTCTGTATTACTACACCAAGTGTCGAAATCGCTTTGAGATGTATCAATATTCTTCTTGATTTCATCTCTTAATACTTCCCATCTCGATTTTATTTCTCCTGTCGTCCAATCAATTTTTTCCACTTGACCTTCTGCTTGTTTTTGAGCTTCTGAAACAATTTCTTTGTGCATTTCTTGTGCTTTTTTTACTGCTTCATCTTTTTGTTTTGTAGCTTCTTGAATTACTTTATTTGCGAGCTCTTCATTTTCTTTTCCACCCTCGGCTCTAAGTTGAGCTGCTAACTTGAGTCTCTCATTGTACTCTTCATTTGCTGATTTTACAGTTTCATCTCTTTGCTTTATAGAATTTTTCACAACATCTGCTGCTTGTTTTGCTGAGAGATTTGTAGCATTAGCTCTCATTCTTTCCATTATCGCTGCTTGCTCTGCTTCACTTTCAGACATGACATTTACAGCTGTATTTAACATTTCTGTTTTAATACGATTTATTTCATCTGCTTCAGATTGTGTCAGACTTCTACTTTCTTCACTTGCTTTAGTTAAAATTTCTTTTACTCTAGCTGCACTTTCTTCTATTTTCTTTTCTTTGTTGCTATAAGCTTCATCGGTATTTTTTATTAAAGCTTCTTTTTCTTTGTCTGATAAAGTGGTTGAGCTAACAAACATTTCTTGTAATGTTGCTTTACTGCTTTCTTTTGTTTCATTTAACTTTGATGTTATTTGACTAGACATAGAGTCAAAATTACTTATTAAAGTATCCTTCATTTCAGCTGAAACAGTTTCTCCAGACCACAACATCTGATTTAAAGTAGTTGTTGTTTGCTCTTCTAAATCCATAAAAGCTCCAACTGCTTTTTGTGTCCCATCTGATATGTTTTCTCCAAACCTTTCTCCAACTTGAATCGAATCTTGCGACATGTATTTATTCAAGGCTATTCCTAATGCAGTTATTGCGATGATAGCTAATCCAGTCGGACTTATTATCATAGATATCCCTTTTGCCAAAACTGACATTGTTTTTGAACTTGCATCCGCAGTTCCTCTAACTACTGCTAATGTTGTTTTTAGAAATGTAAATGCACTTCCTATCGACCCGATAGCAGCAATGGCCTTAGGTATTGTAATTGCCATAGTTCCTAGTATTACAAGAAGCGGTCCTATTGCTGCGACTACAGCTCCTATCGATACAATTATTCTAGCGAAACTAGGATTACTCTTTGCCATTTCACTGACACTTTTCATAAAAGCAGTTGCCATTTCAGTCACTTTAGCAACTACAGGCATCATAACTTCACCCAAGTCAGATAACATATTTTTCGCTGAACTCAACGCATCTTCAAGTTTTGTTTTTGTAGTATTATCCAATTGTTCAAAAGCCTTATCACAAAGTCCAGTAGAATTTTTCATATCATTAAGCATTTGATTAAATGAATCAGCACTCTTTGTACCTTCGATTATTCTTCCTGTTGTAGAATCAACTGCATCACCTAACAGAACATTAGCTGCCTTTGCACCTTCTGCTGAACCAAATAGGTCTGATAGAGAAAGGCTATTTTTCTTTGCATAATCATTTAATATTAATAATACATCTGCTGTTGATTTACCTTCTTTTTGTAAATCAGCAAATCCTTTGTCTGTTAATTTTTTAAGTATCTTATCAACTTTAGTTCCACTCTTTCCAAGTTCATTATACATTGCATTCATATACGTTGTAGCTTCCGCTGATGCAATTCCCTTTGCAGTTAATATAGCATATCCGGCTCCAAGTTGTTCTATACTGACATTCAGACTTTTTGCAGTTGGTATTATTTTACCCATAGAACTTGCTAGTTCATCCACCGTAATCTTGCCCTTATTTTGAACCTGTATAAGTACATCACTTACATGAGCCATATCTTTTTGCGACATGCCATATGCATTTTGAATTGTTGTTAAAACATCTGTAGCTTTTGCTAAATCTGTTAAACCTGCTGTTGCTAGTTTATCTGCTTGTGCTAAAAATTCTGTTACATCTGCTTGTTTTACACTTGCAGATATAGCATTATAGGCAGCATTAGCATATTCATCATAAGCCATTCCTATTTCATTAGCACCTTCTTTTAGAGAGTTTGCATAAGCATCCCATTCACTTTTTCCACCCTTAACTTTTTCTGTATTTAGTTGTAGTATAGAGTTAACAACTGACATTGCTTGTTCTGTGTTTGTAGCTGCTGTTACTGCTGCTGTTCCCATTGCAATTAGTCCAGTTGTAACTGTAGAAGTTAGTGTTTGACCAATATCTCTCATTTTGCCACCAATAGCATCAAATGGCATACTTCTTAATGAATCACTAAGTCTATTAGCTTCTGCCTCTGCATTATTCATAGCTGTTCTCATATCAGTTAAAGAATCTTCTCCATTTTCGATTTCATTACCTAATTGAGTTTGAGAATTTTTAAGTCTTTCAATTGCTTCTCTATATCTTTGTGACTGCTCTGAACTTTCTCCATACATACTGTTACAACGTTCTAATTGTTGTTCATATCTTTCTATTTTGTTTCCTATTTCTGTATACTTTTGCTTCGACTTATCTATTTCACTTGTAAGTTTAGATATACCTTGAGCATATGCATCTATTGTGTTTCTAGCTGTTTTTAGTTCATTCTCAGTCTGTTTTATAGAGTTTTTTAGTGATGAAAATGGTCCACTTGAAGTTGATGCTATTTTATTTAATTCTGATGCTGCTAATGCTGATTGTCTACCTATTTGTGTCAAAGAATTTGCTGTGTCAGCAATTTGCTTTCCCATAGCTGTCATTGCACTACCTGTAGTCTTGGTACTTGAATTAAATTGACTAAGTTGTTTAGCTGCATCAGCAAGAGCTTTAAAAAACTTCCCTCCATCTAGGTCTAAATAACCAACTGCTGTTCCTAATTCTAAGGACATATTTTTCCCTCCCTTCCTCAAAATTCCATATAAAAAAACACCTACTATTTAAGTAAGTGTCTGTATTGCTATTTTCAATTTATTCTTTTTTATCTTCTATAAGTTTTTCTATATTGGTATTCAACTGAGCTAACTGTCTAATTATCATCCAATTTTGTTCTGTTAAAGCGCTAAGATATCCTATTTTTGCTTGTTCCTTTGCTTCGGCAAAACTCAAAGCCATTCCAGTCTTAATAAGACCATTACCAAACAAATCACTTGCTATTCTCTTTAACACTATTAAATCTTTTTCATCTAAATTTTCTAACTGATATTTCTTCATAAACTCTTGAATTTCATACTCTTTTTTTTCTTCTTTTGTCATATTCTTCATCTTTTCATAAAACTGTTTATTTCTTTCTTTTGTTGCTTCTCTTTCTTCTTTACTAATCTTATCCCCAAATAATGCCATGATATTCTCCTTCACTATAAATTAAACATATTTTTTAATTTAATTATATAACATAAGAAATATTTTTTCATCAATTATTCTTTACATACCACTTAGTTAATATAATACATATGGGATAATATAAAAAATTACATATCAGATAAACTTTACATACCACATAGTTAATATAATACCAACTGCAAATAATTCTAAGAGTAAATTTAAAAGTGCCTTTACATACCACATAGTTAATATAATACAATTAAATTTAGAACAACAAAATTATATTTCTGCAACTTTACATACCACATAGTTAATATAATACGTTCTGCACCTTGTCTAACAGTCATTTTTTTATCATCTTTACATACCACATAGTTAATATAATACCCCAAAATAAATTGAGCACTTCCAGTTCCTGCACATATAAAACCATATTAAAATTGCAGTGAGTAACCAGTAGTGTTTTTCACACACCACAAAACATGCTTATATCATAGCACTTTCAATGATTACATCCAATTTATATAAAAAATCGTACACTGCAAAATATCTATATTATTATTATATCATAAATTAACATTAATTTATTCTATTCATTTAGAATATTTTACCTATTAACTTTTTTCTTTTCTCTAATACTATTTTTATTCTAAAGTAGCATTTATTTCTCCCATGACCTTATTATTTACTTTATCTTTTACAATTATTTTTACAGCATTTGAGTCTGATGTTATAGCAAACGCTGTTGTTCCCTTTGATTTAGTACCTGCTGTTGTTTCTTGTTGCATTCTAGTTGAATCGTCTACTGGATAAGTTTGTAGCACATTTCCATCACCATCTGCCACTTGATATTCAATTCCCTCAGTTACAAATACAGCTTCTTTACAATCTACATTTTCATAGTTAAAATCAACAAAAACTACTTTTTTAGCTTCAATTTCAGCGAACTCATTACGTTCATCTGTGCTTCTCACACCTTCAAATGTTAGCTTGTAAGTTCCTTCATCATAGTCTTTCATTTCTATAGTATCTCCAAATTTATACTCTTTTTTTTCATCTTTCTTTTGCTCTGTCTTTGCATCTTTTTTAGATGAATCATCTGGCGAACTTGGAGAGCTACACCCAACTACAGAAATCCCAATTACTAATGATAGAACTAATGATAATATTTTTTTGTTTATTTTCATAATATAATCCCCCTGTGAAATCATTTTCTCACTATAAATTTTACACTAAATCACAAGGCTAGTCTATTATAATAGAATAAATTAATACTATTTTCTATCTTTTTCTTTCTTTTTTAATGCCATATCAACAAAAGTAGTTCTTTTTCTTATATTTTCTTTAGAAGTATTACTATTCTCTTCAAATTTAAGATTTTTATCATTTTTTATAGCATCTACTAAAAACATACAAGCTTCATCGAAACAAAAAGAAGTATATTCATCTTTAATTCTTAATATCTCACTAGGCATCTTGTTGTACATTATCACTTGATTTAGAATCCTCAGTATCTGTGGACTCTTGATGAAAGTTTTCTAGTGACTTTGTACCTCCTTGAATACGATTAAACAATGTTAATCTTTGTTCAATAGAAAGTTCCAATCCTATTTTTTTAATCTGAGCATATGTAGGGTTAACTAACACTTCTTTAGCAACTATATCCATCATTTCAAACATTTCTTTTGAGAAATTAGACTCATCATTCATCTTCTTTAGTACTTTTTCACCTGTACTGTCTTTACTTTCCTTCTCTTCAACTAGACTCATTGATGCTGTCATTAGACTGTTTGGTATCTTACCAGCCATTGCAAGAGCCATTAAGTCAGGTTGTTTTACTTCTGCAACTAACATTGTTCCATCTAAAAATCTTCCAACTTCTATTACCTCAGTCAATTTTATTTTCTTTAATTCTTCTAAACTTGTTACTTTAAGTTCATTCATATTTATGTCCCCTTTCTAAAAAAAGCTCTAGTTAGTTACTAGAGCTTTAATCCATTTATATACTTACACTAACTTCTTCAACCTTATATGTTTCTCCATTTGTTAATCCTATTATCTCTGTTCCTGTTAATGCTGCTTTATCAGACTCAGTATCTGTTAATGTTCCATCTGCTAAAGTATATTTTATATCACTATTAACTGTAACCTTATACATTTTACCTGCTGTTAATCCTGTTATCTTTTTATCTCCTGCTGTTGCTCCTGCTACAGATGCACTATCTAAAAATACTTTTGTAGCTTCATAACCATTAGGCAACTCTTCTACTATTTCAACCTCATAAGGAGATTGCCCTGTATTAGGTCTACTATTTATAACATATTCATTTGAATAATATTCTCCATCTTTAAAGTTAAGTGGAACAGATTTTCCTTTACAATTTGGGAAAGTAGTCTTAGCAAATTGTCCAGTATCTCCTCCTGGTCCAACAACAGAACTATATATTATTGTTTTAAAAGATTTCTTAGAAAAAGTCTTTCCTACTTCAGGAGCTAAGTATCTCTTAAAGCTACCATCTTCCTCTTTTTCTATTGTTCCACCTTGCATTATTTGAAGTATTTCTGGACAAAACACATTGTCTTTTAATGTTAAATCATACCCTAAGCTTGTATCTTCTGCTGCTCTATTTGCTATTATTTTTTTCTTTATTTTTAATGTTAATTCTTCACCTTCAGAAATGATTTCCTCTGTTCCTATCTCATCAGATGTATCAAATGTATATGTAACTGGATTTTGTTCAACTGTTTCAATTTGAACTAATACAACATCTGTAAGTGGGTATTGATTTAATATTTGTACTGCCATATTTATTACCTCCTAATTTGTTTGTTTTCATAATAACTTAATCTTGTAAAATAAGCTTGTTTCTCATCATCTATAAGAATAGGTAAAGCTTCATAAGCTTGTTTTATTCCTACTATTTCATCCATTACATTTTCAATATTTGTCTTGTATTCACTTACTTTAGAATACTGTCCAATTGGATAAAATACATATATCTCAAATAAATCTTTTATTATATTTTTTTCTGTTGTTTGTAGTGAACCTTTTTCAAATATAACTAAAAAAGGCTCTATACATAATCCTTGATGTTGCCCAATTGAATACACATTAAAACCTTTATTTTTTAAATGTTTATATATTTTTTTAAACATGTTTCACCTACTTTAAAATCACATCAAGACCCCTTATAATACTTGGTCCACATTTCTCTATAGTTGGCATTATAATTGGATATGGTCTACTTCCTGGATGATTAACTTTTTTAACAGGATGTGATGCTCCATCCCAAAATAAGTAACTTCCTGGTCTTGCTTCTATAACATGTGGTCCTGTGCCTTTTTCTAAGTATAATCCATAGTCAACTCCATGACTAAGTGCTATCCTTATAGTATCTCCTTGCCATTCCCAACTACCATGTAGCCTGTTTTTAGCCTCATGAGTATGGTCTTTCCATGGTCTATCATTTTTAGCATTACTTTCTAGTAACTGAGATGAAGTATCTGCATAAGCTCCTAGTGCAGCTTTGGTTTTCATTTCTCTACTTACTAAGGCATTAAGTAGTTTGTTAGCATCAAATTTAAATCCATTGCTCATACTATCTCACCTTTCCTAACTTTAAATCAAAATAAATATTCATTCTATTTTGATTTCCAAGGTCCTGTATAACAAACTTATTATTATCCAAATACATAAAATCACCTTGTTTTATTTTTATTGTATCTTCATCATAAACAACCATTAAATATTGCTCTTTATCTTTTATAACAACACCTTTATCCTTTGTTATTTGACTTATGGAGCTACTTCCTTCATGATATAAGCCTATTACATTGCAAATTATATTCTCTTCATCTGAAGGCTCTCCAAACTCATTTACTCCAACTCTTTTTACTATACCTTCTGTTGGCATCTTATTTATAGCCTTAATTATCTTTGGCTTTACTTTCTGAGCTATCATAGACATCTACTTCCATTTGTCTTATATTTTTTTGCTAAATTTAACCAGTATAATTTATTTTCTGGCATGCTTAATCCTCCAGGTAAAGTGATACTATCATTTTCAGCCTTTAATATACATAACTCATACATAGTACTTTTAAAATCTTGATTGTTTTTATTATAGTAATAAGTAATTTCATCATCAGAAAAAAAAGGTGATTGTTCTTCTCTAAGTTCTATTTTTATATTTTTTAAAACTTCTAAATCCATACTATCACCTACTAAATCTACATTTTATAATTTATGCTTAAATTCAACTATTCTTATTTGTTTAGGTTCATAAACTCTTGTCCAGTTTTCACCTTTTGCTAACTCTAATCTTGAAGGTCCTTCTGTTTTAGCTACACTTGCATTAGTAAATTTTATACCTCTTGGATGTAGTATATATGTTTTTCTATTGATTAAATAATCTACTCCAGAACCTTTTTTCTTATCTCTATCTATCTCAGTAGCTACAAATCCTACTGGATTACCATTTCCTAAAGCTATTGCTCCACTTCCAAATAGATAAGAAGTATAAACACCTTCTTTTGTTACAGGACAGCCATCATCAACTATAACTAATTTATCTTGATAAACGTCAAAGTCTGGACCTGCATCTGGTCTAATAGTTTCTATTAAATTTTGCTTTTTAAGTGCTGATTTTGTAGCTGAATGCATTGCTATAGCCTTTAATTGTTCTTGTGCATCACCTAATAACTGTTGTGCATCTATAAAAGCTGCTGGTGACCATTTTGCTGCATTTCCTGTTGCGGCTGATATATCTAATTTATTTGTTGTCATATTTGCAGATAAGAATATACCATTTAAAACTGCTATAAGTTCTTTTTGCATATCTCTAGCCCAGAAGCTTCCAACTAAGCTTGCTATTGCTGCCATTGGGTCTTTTCCTGCCATAGCTGCTGATAAATCAGTAGCTGCCCACATTTTCGCTCTTCTTAATATAGCTGCTGCATCTTGACTTGAAGTAATTTTATTTGGTGTTAAATCAGCATCTTCTATTATTTGCTCTGATTCTCCACTTAAATCCTCAAAGAAAGGCATATTTACAACTGGTGCAGCTTGAGAAGCTAAAGCATTTAAGCTTGCATCATTTGTAATTATTCCACTTTGATATAGAGCTGATAACTCCATGCTTTTGTTTATTACATATGGGTTAAACAATTCTGGTACTATTACATCACTTAATTTTGTTACTGCCATTTAAATCACTCTCTTCCTTATAAATTTATTCCTGCTTGAGCTGCAAATTCTTTAGCTTTATCAGGGTTTTCTTTTAATAATCTTCCTTGTTCTGTTAAATTGAATGTTTCTTTTATAAAAGGATTATTGACTACATTTGATTTTCTCGGGAAATTACCTGGTGAACCAGTATTACTTGGAGTAGAACTTTCAAACCATTCTTTATATGTTTCTGATATGTTTTTAAATTGTTCATCTAAGCCTATAATTTCTCCAGTATCTTTTACTTCAATCTTATCAATATCAAATTCTTTGCATAAGAGCTTCTTATATTTTTCATTTACTCCAGATAATTTAGAATTTATGGCATAGTCTATAGTCATATTTTTTATTTTGGCTTTACTTGTGCTATCAAGTTCGTTATATTTATTTTCCCATTCTTTCACTTTTGCTTCTATATCTTCACTGTTTTTACTATTTTTCTTCAAATCTGATATAGTATCATTTGCACCTTTTATTTGCTCTTCTAAGGCTATTTTTTGTTCTTTCAACTTATTGTATCTTTCATCTATGTTTTCTTCCTTAGAAGTGTAAATTTTATCTTTTTTCATACCCTCAATTATGTTTTTTATGTCTGTATCTTGGTATCCTAATTTTTTTAATAATTCTTCCATTATTACCTCCTACACTACGCTTTTATACGAGTTTTGCTTCTCTAGTATAGTTTGCTATTTATTTCTTTTACGCCTACATATAGCTAAAAAAGGCAATAAAAAAACACCTACTAATTTTTAATTTAAGTAAGTGTCTTTAATCTTCTTTTAATACTCCAATTTCTTTTTATTTTTTTCTAAATTTTTTCCTTATTTCTGCTTGTTCCTCTTCAGTTCGTTCTACTTCTCTAATAGTTTCGCCCCATGGTACATCTTTCCACCTTGGATGACTAAAAGGTTCTTTATAGTTATCATCTTTACTCATCTCTCTCCTCCAATAATACAAAGTATTTTCCATTTATTTCTTCAATTTCCATTACTTCAAATTTAGAGTTTCTCTTGTACAAAATTTCTTTTTCTTTATCATTATACATGCTTATATTCTTCCCATTTTTAGAGTCAAATATATAAATTTCCACTTGTGCATTAGGATTATAAGTGTCTCCTTTTGTAGTTGATAAAAATTCTCTATATTCTTTAACTTTTCTAAGCTTGTGCTCCTCTAAAAATTTAATTAAGTCTTCCTGATTATAAAAATATAATGACCTTGTAACATCCCCTTCATAATTTGGTATTTTATCTAAAACTCTATCTAAGTTATTTATAAACCATTCATCTTCTTCTGTCAATTTAATATTTCTTCTTAACTTCTCATTAATTTTATAGGCATCTCCACCCATATATTTATATAAAGCTAACATTTCATCTTCAGTTGGCTCTTTACTCTTATTAACTTTTCCTTCTATTCCTGCAAACTCTAATCCATATTCATCAAACCATTCATCAAGTTTAGAGTTCTTTTCTCCATCTATCCAGCTTCTTAACTCTTTCCCTATGTCCTCCATACTCATTGGAATATCATATTCAAAAGTACACTTTCCTAGAGGATGTTCTAATGGTAATTCTTCTGGAATATATGTTTTCCCATTTCTATCTGCACAAACCTTACACATTCTAGGATGATGTGATGACATCCATTTAATCCCTTTAACAAATGGATTCTTCTTACAGCTTTCTTTAGCTGTCTTTTGATACGCATGAGTTATATATGTGGATGCCAGTCTATAGGCATTAAAATCTATCTTTTTATTACTTTTAGGGTATACCTTTGACCAATCATAATCTTTCTTTACCTTTGGATTAACATACTTTTCTAAATCTTTTGCTATATCATAACTACCTCTTTTTTCTGCTAATCCTCTACTTACAATGTAGTCTAAATCCTTCTTAGTTTTATCTATATTACTCCAAATTCTATCACTTAATTTAAGTTTATCTTTGTACATGCTACCAGATATAACTTGCCTTAGTACATCTTCATGAACTTTACTAAACATATCAGTGAATTGTGGCTTTAAATTAACTGAATAGTTATCACATATGTTATTGAAAAAGCTTAATTGTTCATCTGTAGTAGTTTTTATTACTTTTGATATTTCACTTTCAATATCTTTTTTTAGCCTCTTTCCTAACCTATCATACTCTTTACTTAAATAAATTATACTTTCTCTTAAATATTGTTCAGTTAATGTGTTAGAGTTAACTTTATTTAATTTTTTTGCATATTCATTAGCTATATCTTTATATAATTGTCTTATCTTCTTAGTAGTTTTATTTGAAGATATATCTCTGACTCTTTCAGCATTCTTCATAGCCTTATTAAACTTATTTGTCATTAGTCATCAACTACTTCTTTTGGTTCTTTTTCAGCAGTTTCTTCCTCTGATTCTTCTTCCAGATTGAAGCTTTCTTCTAATATTTGTCTTTCTATTGACATTTGTTGTAATTCTTCATCTGCTATATCATCATTAGTATCAGTCCACTTCTTAATGAAAGTTTTCCTAGACATTGCTTGAGCATTTACTTGTTGAATATCAAGTAATTTCTCAGAATCCTCATCCTCTTGTAATGGATACTGATTTTCAACTAGTACTTCATAGTAATCTGCATCTAATTTAGGTATTTGAGCTATGTTATATACTTCTATCATCTCTATCATAGCTCGTATTAACCATTCAAGAGCTGGACCCCATGATTTCATTTTTTCTTCACACCTAGTTATTAGTTGCCAATACAAAGCCTTCATTGATTTGCCTGATGTCATCATCCCTTTAAGGTCTTGATTATTTATAAGTGGTATATTCAATACCTCATGCATATCTGATTTAATTCTATTAAGTGAATTTTCTATTCTGTTATCATATCCAAAGTCAGTAGGAATTGTATTAATTTGTGCCTGTTTTTGGTCAGCAGTTTGAGATGTTTCTACATCCCAATAAGCACCTGGCTTTATTTTGAAATGTTTACTTGACTCTTCTTCAACATCAACACCATATATAATACGATTCATTCCTTTTTTAAGAGTATCTATATCCTCAGAAGCAAGCTTATTATAAGCCATCTGATTATCAAATATCTCTTCTATATCACTCTCACCTTTTAAATCACCAAGTAAACCATCATTAAGAATTACATAACAAGGTATTCCACTAAGTTTTAAATCTGTATCACTTACTATTTCTTCTATACATAATCCATAACCATTATAGATACCTTCACTTAATATACATTTCCCATTAACCATTTCATATTTTTGTTTCCAAATTCTCTGTTTATCTTTTTCCACTTCTTGATTTGTTTGATGGAAAAATACGATTTTCTTAAGTTCATCAAATTGGTTATCAAAAGGCTCATATATAAACTCTAAACTGGGTACAAACATTATCTTTAAACTCTTGCTTTCTTTATCTGCATGTAGTTTTATAGCTATCCTTTTACCAATAAAACAATCTCTAGCTGCCTTAATTAATTTATCTGAAAATAAATTTCTCTTTAGAATTTTGTTAATACATTTGTTTATTTCTTCTGCTTTTTCTTTATCTAAGTCATTTTCTGGGCTAATTGTAAATATTGGTGTCTTTCCAAATAAAAACCTTGCTTCTTCTTTAATTAGCTTCTTAATGTAATTTGTTCTTTTTCTTGTTTGCTTATAATCTTGTTCCTCTTCTATCCAATGTTGTCCTGTACCTTCATACTTATCATACAGCCTTATAATTTCACCCATTTCTCGTATTACTTCTTGACCATATAAGCCTGTAAGTTCCATCTGAATTATATCTATCAAATCTAACATGTTACACCCCCTATCTACTGTTATATTGTCTTTCTCTTCCATGTGTTTTCATATCTAACTCTAGTGCATATCTTGTTGCATCAATTGAATGATTGTCTTTATCTTCTAATTTAGCTCTTACATTTCCATCTTTATCTGTTTGATAATCTATATTTTCAAATTCTCTAGCCACATTTGGAGTTCTGTTTGGGTCTATTACTATTGCTTGCAAATCATCTAACCAATTCTCTCCAAATTCGATTGAACCAGGTCCTTTTTTAGCTTTTAATGCTCTTATTCCATACTCTCTAAGTTCTGCAATACTTCTTGGTTCTGCACTATCACAAACAACATTAAAATCGTCATACCCTTTTGATTTAATCTTAGAAGCTAATTCTCTTATAGACATTTTCACTCCAAATATTTCATCTATAAAATATATAATTCTTTTCTTTTTATCATAATGAAGTCTTACGAATGCCATAGGGTCTGTTGCATATCCAAAGTCATTACCTTGCCTTATGTTATCAAAGTGAAGTATTTCTTCATTTGTTATTGTTTTAAACTCTAAATTAGAAAAAGGGACTACTCCAGAACCAATAGGCTCTCCTAAGTACTCCCATCTATATTTAAACTCATTTCTTATTTTAATTTCATTAGCTTCTTCAATGAAGGCTTTTGATATATGAGGATTATCTAAATAAATACTGTGATGAACATACGTATTTTTAGGTAATATATGTGTTTCAAATTTCTTATTAACCCATGATTGTTTTCTTTTTGGAGGATTGTATGATAAGAATATTTTATAATTCAATTTGTCTGGTAATTCTCCACGTAACACTGAATTAATTACCATAGATAACTCATCCTCTGTTTTTATTTCTGCAACCTCTTCAAACCATGCAAAAGCTATTGGATACTTAGCTGATTTTATAGATTTTATCTTTTGTGGGTCATCAAGCCCTCTAAATATAAACTTATTTCCTCTTGGAATAAAAATAATTTCCATTGGGGATTTTTTAAACTGAAATAAATGTGTTAAACCAAATATTTCTATAGTTTCTTTCAATTGCTCATATACACTATCCATTATTGTATTACCAACTTTCCTAAAACAAACAGTATTTACTGGATATTTAACCATAGCCATAGTTAACCAAAAGGCTATATGTGTTGACTTAGCTGAAGCTCTTCCACCTTTTAATACATGATATAGGTATTTGTTACTATTACTTACTTTCCAAAATTCATAAAAATTTTTATTTATTATTTCAGATATTTTTCTATCCATCATTTAAATTACCTACATCATCAATTATAGTTACACCAACATTTCCATCTAAATCAACTTTTTCAGTCCATAAAGCATACCTTTTACCCAATAATTCAGCTGCCTTATTTCTATCTTTTATACTTACATCTTTTTTTATTATTTCAGGACCATTTTCTGATACTATTACAACTTCTTCTTGTTCTTGATTTCTTAGTATCTTTGTTAAATACTCCATAACTTCTTTTGCATCTGCTATCCTCTTTGATTCAATTTGCTTTAATCTTTCATCAATGTAATTTTTAACCTTATCATTACTCAGCAGTCTACTTCCATTACTTTCTGATGTTCTTTGATTGTTATTTTTGTATGCTTTCTTGTATGCTTCTGTTGCATTACCAGTTTCAATATAATAATCACAGAACCTTTTTTGTTTTTCAGTCAAATCTGCCATACCACCACCTCTTTATTTGCTTTATAAATAAAAAAATAAGACTTTAAATTTAATCTAAAGCCTTATTCTTAGGGGATACATATTATATTTAAGGGAGCAAGTTTTAGGAATCGAACCTAAGATTACACACCAGTCCTTGCAAATTGAGTGAGGTTACCAAGCCCCACTCTTTTAGACATTTGAATTAAATTCCGTTTTAATCCAGCATATCTACATATAGTGTATTAATAAGTTTGAACATAGTAAGAATTGAACTTACAGCATCCTCATGCCCTGCCTAGTCTGCTCATATAAGCTAGGTGAATCCCTTTACCTAGCCCACATATATTTAGTTTTGAGAGAGAAATATTCATTTCCACAATACTATTATCTCACATTTTAAATTGTAAAATCGGCAGAAAAACGGCAATAAAAAGACCTAGAATTTAATCTAGGTCTTTCATTATATTATTTAACTTTCCATATTCTCTTTCCATTGCTTCAATAGTTACTACCCAATCACGACCAAATTTTTTACAATCAATATTTTCAACTAATTTTCCTGTTGCAACTGCTTTTCTAAGTGTAGAATCTTTCAAATTCCATAATTTTGTTGCTTCTGCAAAGCTATAAATACCTTCAAATCGATTCATAAAATTCCTCCTAATCATTGTTAGAAAATTGAGTTAATAACATAATATAACAAGAGTAATGCTCCAATTAATTTAATAGTGTCATACAGTAATTTCAATAATTCAAATCTTAATTCTCTATACTTATTCATTGTATTTTTAGTGACTATGTTTTATAATTTAGTTAAGAGGGAAGGTGCAACTTCCACTCTTAACGTTTTACTAATGTAGGCTATCTATTACCATTTTGATGACTGCTAATAGTGTGCCAACTTCGAGTACGAGTTCAGTTAATTCTTTTATGAGTTTTCTGAACTCTTTTATTTTCTTAGTCACTTTCTTTTCACCTCCTTTCTATATTTCAATTATATCACGCATACGTGATATTGTAAATAATTTCCATATACTTTTTTTATAAAAAAATAGACAGCTATTAACTGCCTATAAATCTAACATCTTAAATAATGGTTCTTGCTCTATTAGTGCTTTCTTTCCAAACAAGGCTATTGATATTGAACTAATGGCTTGATTAGCTCTTTCTCTTAATTGTCTTTCTTCTAAGTATACTTTATCAACTATTAAACTCCATTCTAAACCTTCAATATACCTATACCTTATAATTTGTTTATGTATAGGTTTTAAATTGCTTATGGATACATCTATTGTATATTTTAGTGCTTCCATTTCATATAGTTCTATCTGTTTTTCTATTATCTTTTCTTCAAGGATAATTAACTCATTTTCAACTTGATTACTTATTGAATTAGTCTTACTTATAGGAATGCTGTCATAGCTTAAACCTTGCATAAAATCACCTAAATGGCACTCTTTAAGATTTTTTATTTGAAGTTTTAGACTTTCAATATTAATATGTAATTGTTTGTAGTTCTCAAGGTGCTTTTTAGTTGCCATAAAAAACTCCTTTTTAACTTTACTTGCCATAACATCACCCCTATTTACTTAAGCTACCTTTTTCTTATTTTCTTTTCTCTTTTTCTTAAGTTCACTATATTCTATCCAACCATCTACTCCATATTTTTTACTCTTAGCAATCCATATCAATTTTTTATCTTGATATTTGTAATCAAAAAGCTTTTTTCTAAGTTCACCTTGCTGTGTGCTGTATCCTTTCACATCTATATAAACAACTTCACCATCCCATTTGTATATGGCAAAATCAACTGTATATGTAATAGCCCTATAGTTCTTTCCATCCTTCTTAAATTTAGGCTGTAATTCAAACTTTTGTTGAAGTCCAAAATCTTTTATTTCTCCATTTTCTTTCTTTTCTTTTAAATATAGATAATATTCTGATTCATCTTTGCTATCAAATTTAATTCCATCTATTATAATTTTCTTATTATTGTATTTACTCAATTAAATAATTCCTTTATCTCTTAAAAATTACTAATACTTATTAATATCATTTATAAAGTTATAAACCTCATTTACACTATATCCAAACCTTTTAAATCCTTTTACATATATTCTTATTGAACTTGGTATACTTCTACCTACCCTACAATTTTCGTATCCTTGCCATAAATTCTCTTTTTCCTCTTGCTTTACCATTTGAGAAACTGCTTTTTGAAATTTATTCATCCTATTTACTCCTAACCCTATTAGCCTTCTTCTTACATTCCTTACAACAATAAATATCATTAGATTTTTCCTCAAGATAAAATAGCTTACCACACCAACTGCATCTTCTTCGTTTCATAAAATCACTCCTTATAATTCCTATAGGATTCAACTAACATTTCAGTATTTCCACAAGTATCTTCTGTAAAATCTATTTGTCTCCCATTAAACTCTTTTATATAATCTGCTATATCATATAATCTTTGACATTTATGCTCTATACAATGGCAAATCTCATTTATACTTATTTCTTCTGGTATTTCAACTATAACCTCATGTTCTAAAGTCACTTTTTCCTCAAATTTAATTTTATATTTCTGCAATTTAATTCAACCCCTTATTTTCATTTTTGAGAGTCACAAAACACTTCAACAACAATTTATATTAAAAGACATTTTGCAACTCTCTAAACTGTTTTAATTAGATATTTTCACTTATATTTCTTCTAACATTTCCTCGAGTTTATTTTTTAATAAATCATATTTTTCTTTAGTTTCTAAATCTAATATTCTAACTCTTCCTTGCTCTGCTATAATAGCTATATTTGAACTTTCACATATCATCTGTATATAATTTACAGAAGCATTTATCATTTCTAATCTATCATTCATTATTAAACCCTCTCATGTTATCACAATTTTCACACTCTTTTAGATTCAATCTATACTCATAAACTCTACCAGCTATAAAACTTCCTATTACTAATATCACACTAGTTAAGATATTCACTTTTAATCATCTCCTCATATTCTTCTCTAGCCTTATCTATAGCAATAAATATATCCTCTCCATTGTCATATAACTCTTTTGCTCTCTTAATTGTGTATTCTGTCCTTGAAACTTCCATTATTCCTCCTCAATGTATTCAACTTTCCAGCCACTTCTAGTTTTACTTTTCTTTTTAATAGCTTGATAAACTGCTTGATATTTTAATCTTAAAAAACAGGCTGCACCATCTATAGACTCAAATTCCTTTACTTCTCCTGTATTAACATTTCTAATTCTTACTGGTAACTCTTTTTTTATTTTTCTATCCTTCTTCACTCCAAACTCAGCTAACATTTTTTCTGGCTTAGGATATACTCTTTTTCCATTTTTTGTAATACCTAACAAGCAACAATATAATGCTAAATAGTTTCTACATGTAAGGTCATCTTCAATAAGGTTGTCCACTACTGAGCCACTAAAATACCTTTCTACTTTAAACATTTATTTCACCTCATATTTAATTTTTCAGATTAAAATGGTAACTCATCATCATTTATAATTTCAAATCCTTGAGGGTCTAGTCCTATTGTTTCATCTTGTACACTCTCTTTATATGAATTATTTGATTTACTCTTACTTTCTAATGACTGTACTGATTTTGTACTTACTTTTGTAAATATTCTCTTTTCTCCTGATTGAGTTTGATAATTATCAACTCTTATATTTCCTTCTAATGCTACTAGCTTCCCTTTTGTTATGTAATTTGCACAGTATTCAGCTGATTTACCTATTACTTCTATTGGTATAAAGTCAGTATCCCTTTTCCCATCTTTATTTATATAATTTCTGTCTACAGCTATTGTAAATGATGCTACTGCTGTGCCTGTTCCTGGTATGTATTTTAACTCTGGGTCTCTAGTTAATCTCCCAACTAATACAACTTGATTCATTTTAATACCTCCACTATTATTATTTAAATTTAGCCTTTTGGCTTTTCTTTATAATTTCATCTAGTTCTTTGTTACTATATTGAGTAAATGTTTGTTCAAAATTAGCAAACTTATTTTTATTTGTTTGATTACTAGATTTTCTTGATTTTTTATTTTCATGTTGTAATTTATATAATTCTAATTGCTCATATGTAGTTATGTTTGCATCTTTCCACTTTTTAAGAATGCCTTTTAAATATGATAAATTCATATTCATTCTTTCAGCACATATCTCTATAGCTCTTTTAAATACTTTTACATCTACTTCATTAGATACTTCTAATAACCATTCAGCTGTGACTGGATATACTACTCCTATATTTTCTTCATATAGCTTCTTAAATTCTTTTAAATAGTTATCCACAGGCTTATCTATATACATACTATTAAAACTATTAATATTAATACTATTAATATTAGTGTCCACATTTTCCGTGTCCGGCTGAGTCGTGTCCGGAAAAGTAGGACATGGTTCCATGTCTATATTTTTAGGACATGGTTTTTTCTTCTTTTTATTTACTTTTACACCTCTTCTAGATATACATTCATCTATATAAGTTCTATCAAATACTATTTCATATATATTATTTTGCATTTTACCTTGTTTAGATTTATTTTTATGAATCTTTATATATCCACTAAGTTCCAATTCATTTTTGTATTTTGTAAATGTATCTTTTGATATATTCAACTCATAACAAATTAAATCTCTAGTTGGAAAGCAAGTTCCATTTATCCCTGCAAAACTGGATAAATAAGAATATAGCATTCTAGCACCAACAGTTAACCATCTATCTCTTGCTACTAACCTTGGCATAAGACCATACCCATCACTTAATATATTTCCTTTTTCTATAATAACTTTGTCCATATTATTCAAGAGATTCACCTACTTAATTATCCCTTTTTCTCTTTGCAATTTCTCATATCCAACACATATCTGGTCATATTCCTGTTTACTTAAATCTTTAACTTCTTTATTAAACTTATAATACACTTCACTTTTTACTCTATCTGAATCTTTGCCTATTGTATTTCCTATTGAAAACAATCTTTTTATTTGATTTTGACTTATTTTTATTTGACCATTTTCACTTGCTTTAATAGAGGAGTTTGTTAAGTCATTTCTTTTATAATCTTCTTTTCCACTAGTAGCATCAAAAGTATCATTTTCTGTAATGTTTAATAACTGAATGTACAAATACCTTGTCTGATATGTTTCAATTCCTCCTAATGCTTGTAACTCATTAGAGCCTTTTAATTGTAATTCTCTCATTGGAGAAGTAAATATTATCTCTTCTGTTGGTTTCTCTCCATTAATCAATGTTAGAGTTGCATAATCATTTGTAAAGGTCACTATAGGGCATAATTTAGCTTCTTGTAATAGCTCTGTTGCTTGAGGTAAGAAGTCTGCTAACTCAAAATATTTAAAGTTAGCAAACTTGTTTTGACCACTCTTTTTTATATCTAATTTATTAAACTTAATTCTTACATCCATCAATTTTATGTAAATATTATTCACTTCCATCAATTTCTCCCTCCATTTCTCTAATATTTCTTTCTAAAACTGACACAAAACCATCTATATAATCACCATAGTTCCCTTGTAATTTGTATTCTTCTAAATTTTCTTTGAATTGTTGCAAAGTGCATCCTTTTCTATGTTTATCTATACAAAATTCTAATGCTGATATTTGTCCAAATTTTACATCCCAATCTACTTCATCTACTGTTGTAAATCTTAATAAAAATAATCTATCTTCTAAATCCTTAATTATTTCATTTTTTGTTTTCATTTATTCCCCCTTATGTTATAATATACCTATAATTTTTGTAACTTATTTTCACTTAGAGCCTGTGCGAAGGCTCTTTTTTTATATCTGGACATCTATTGGTCTATCTTTTTCAAGTTCTTCTTGATACATCATAGCTTCTCTAAACTCAATAGAAGCTTCTAACTCAATGTCATGTTCAAGACCCTCTAATATATTTTGACTAGCAAATTTTACGGCTTCCCACCACATTAAACTACTATTATTTTTTGTACCTTGTAATTTACATATTTCTTTTTCTGCTTGTTTAATTTGACCTATTGCTATTAGTCTAGCTGCTTCCATTTAAATCCCTCCCAATTTATTACTATCTATATAAGCTACATTCTAAATTGTTACAATTATTACACATTAAACCTTTTAGAATGTTATATTACCTATTCTAAATCCATTCTTTTTGTGCTATAATTTGTTTGTGTTATATTTTATTTTTTATTTTTTTGTGTGTTGGTTATTTGACCAGCACTTTTTTATTTAATACTCCAACCGATATTTTCTTACCAGTTTTAATATCTTTAAATACTATGTCTGCTATAGCTTTTCCATCTTTTTTAAGAGTTACTATATTATTCTTATTAGTATTAAGGCTTAACAATTTCATCCCCCCTCTCTGCTACTTTTAAAAGTTCATCCAAATTTTTACCTTGATTTCTTTCAATAAAATCATCAACTTCATATCTTGAAATTTTTCTACCATCACCTCTAGCCAGTGATTTTATCAAACCTGTGCTCACTAACCTACGCATAAAAACTGTATCTAATTTTAAAATTCCCCTTGCTTCTTCTACTGTTATCAAATAATTTGGATAGCCTCTTTTTATTAAAACAACTATATCTTTAGGTTCTAGTACTTTTACCTTTTGTTCAACAGTTTGACTCTTAACTCTATCTGTTTCTTGTTTATTTATCTCTATTTCTATTAAACTTTTTAAACTATCACTAAATTGTTTTGCTATACTTTCAGAAATATCCATGTGAAAATTCTCTCCCCTCTTTTTAATGAAATATATAAAATTAATTTTATATCTACGCATTATTACCAAAATCCTATATATATTATTTTCAGCTCCATACCTCATGTTATAATTGACTCAAGAAGTATTCCCACATACTTCCAATACATAAGCAAAGGATGGTGAAAATATGAATAAGGACGAGTTAAATAAAATTTGCGACGAAGTGTACAACAGAATACTAAAAAGTGAATATTCAGATGAAACACTTCTTAGGAATAAAATTAGTGAATTTATTTCCCTAAAAGAAAAATCTGCTAGTGAAATAAGTAATACAGAGCTTTGTATGTTTTTTTATTTTGAGAATATTGCATTTACTAAAAACTATGTTAAAGAAGTCTTATCTGAAATTCTTTTAGATAAATAATCACTTATTTCATCTATTTTTATTGGCTTTGTTTTTTCTTCAAGCAAAGCCAATCTTTTCCCTATATCAGACTCTTTCAGAAGATAATCAGTAATATAGTGTAAATCTTTTTCTGTAATCTTTGTATCCTTTTCATTCATTAAAATACACCTCTCTTTTATATATTTTGAATCTAATTTTCTAAGTACTAACCCAACATTGAAGTTTGATAACTATATTCTTTTTCTATATCTGGTAATATGTTATTTACTTTTAATAAGTCATATAAAAACAATCTTCCCTTTTGAGTCCACTTAGTTGTCATTTTTACATCAGTCATTCCATCACTTCTAGTTATGTCTATTGTTTCTGAATGAGTGTACCCTTTACCTTGGTGTTGTTTATATAAAAGCCATTGTCCACTTTGTTTGTATTGAATCCCTCTTTCATGAAGTATTTTATTCATTTCTTTTCCACTCATTCCATAGTCTTTTGCTATTTGAGTTATAGTGACAAGACCTTTGTTTTTTAATATCATATCTGTGTAATCTGCCTTCGGTTTTAGTTCTTTTATTACTTGGTCTTTCATTTTACCTTCTAATTGTAATTTCTCATTTACTTCTACTTGCTCTATAAGATGTTGTAATGCTTCTTTATATGTAGTTGGTAGTTTAGGTTGCTCACTTTCTTTAACCTTGAAGTATGTTTCCTCTAAATTATCAAACTGTTCCCAAGCCTTATCTGTATCTAATATTTTGCAGTGTCTATTTGCTCCTCTTTCAGTCCAAAGATACATTTTTGAAGCAAATTTTAGGTTTTCATATTCTGTATGAATGCCTTTAAAATTCTTTAAATCATCACCTTGCAATAAAAAATAATGTTTACCTACAATAAACTTATCTTTGTTATTGTTGAAATTGTTACTTATATTTCTTGAGTCAGTTTCATATACATCTGCTAATTGTTGTGTAGTTAGAACTCTCTCATTATTTCTTTCTATTACTTGTAAGTTATTCATGTTTATCTACCTCCGTTTTATAACTTCTATATTCTAATAACTCAAATTCCTTCCATAGTATATCTAATATAAATGAGTTCTTAGTTAACCCTAAGTATTTTGATTTTTTCGTTATTTCTTCATTTAATTTTTCTGGCATCCTAACAGTTATTCTCTTTTTATTTGAGTTCATTTTGCCGTCATCACCTTCCTTGTTTCAATAATATCACGCCGTCTTTATGCCGTCAATATATTTTATAGATTTTCTATAAATTATTTTTATGATATAATTATGACATCATTTAGACTTTAAAAAGGAGGTATTATTATGTCAACTTCACTACCTAAATACACTTTAAGAATAAACAGAGTTCTGCTTGAAAAAATTAAATATATAGCTGAAAGCGAAGGTCGTTCTGCTAATAAGGAAATTGAACAAATAATAAAAAAACATATTGAAGATTATGAGCAAAGAAAAGGAGAAATTAAAATTAATATTGAAGAATAATTTATATACTCTTGCTAATCACTGATAGTATGTAATCATTTACTGACATACCTCTTTGATTAGCTTTTTCTTTACATTTATTGTATAATTCTTTCGTAATACTCAAGGTATACTTCTTTCTATTACTCAACCTTTAAATCACCTCTTTTTGAATATTCTGTATTTATTTTTCAAAGTACTAACCCAACATTGAAGTTTGATAACTATACTCTTTTTCTATATCTGGTAATATATTATTTACTTTTAATAAATCATATAAAAACAATCTTCCTTTTTGAGTCCATTTAGTTGTCATTTTTACATCAGTCATTCCATCACTTCTAGTTATATCTATCGTTTCTGAATGAGTATATCCCTTGCCTTGATACTGTTTATATAAAAGCCATTGCCCACTTTGTTTGTATTGGATTCCTCTTTCATGAAGTATTTTATTCATTTCTTTTCCACTCATTCCATAGTCTTTTGCTATTTGAGTTATAGTGACAAGACCTTTGTTTTTTAATATCATATCTGTGTAATCTGCCTTTGGTTTTAGTTCTTTTATTACTTGGTCTTTCATTTTACCTTCTAATTGTAATTGCTCTTTCTCCTTTTGTTCCTCTATCCAACGTTTAGCACGCTCTATAGGATTATCTATCATATAACTATCTTTTGATTGTTGATTTACCATATTATATGTGCCAGTTTTACGAATGCTTGGTAAAACTTCATCTGTAACCCAATCTTGAAATCTTTCAGCTTCTTCTTTTCTTGATTTGAAAATTAGTTTGTACACACCACTTTCAGTAAGAAAAATCTCTCCTGTATTATGTAATTTTCTAAACTGCATATTATGCATTTTAGAATTATTCAACTTAACTACCTGATTATCATTAAATTTTCTAATACTGCTGTTAACATCTGAAATCTCTAAACATTCTGCTACATGCTTAGGATTAAATAAAATTTTACCTTCAAATTCAAATACTTCTACTTCTTTTCCTTCAAATATCATTAGGTTGTTCATATTTATTCCTCACTTTCTATAAAGAAATCTTGACTCTTCAAATTTGATGAGTCCTCTATAATCTTTTTATATCCTCTTATATCTCTTAATAGGTTATCATGTTTCTTTTCTATTAACTCTGCTACATCTCTACTTTCAACTAAAAATTTTCCATTTTTAATTATAACTTGCAAATTATTCATAATTATTTCCCCCTATCTTGTAAATCATAATTTACTGAATCTGTAAAAAAAATTTCTTCTATGCTTTTCCCTAATTCTATAGATATTCTATATGTTATTTCTGCTGATGGTTTAACCATACCATTTTCAATTTTTGATAGATATGGTCTTGATATTCCTACCTTTTGTGCTAATTTACTTTGCGAAAAATTTAGCTCTTTCCTTGCTTTATATAAATTATTAGTTATTTTAGCCACCTCCTCGCCTTCTGTTAACCATAGTATACAGCGTTTTTATTTCTATGTCAACTATGTTTTACTATTTTTTTAAAATTTGTCAACAATAGTTAACATTTTTCTGATATAATCATATTAAATCAAATCATAAGAGGTGAAACATATGCAAAAACTGGGTGAAATAATAAAGGAATATAGAGAAAAAAATAAGCTCTCTCTTAGAGATTTTTCTAACTTATGTAATCTTAGTCATACTTATATAGATAAACTTGAAAAGGGTAAAGACCCTCGAAATGGAAAAGCAGTTGAACCCACACTTGATGCATTAGAAAAAATCAGTCTAGCCTTAAATTTAACGTTGGATGAACTACTTCTTAAATTAGGCAAAATTGGAAAAGGTGTCTCTACACAAATAGAAAATAATGATTCTTTTAAAATAAGTCAACCTTTAAATCCCATTTTTTCAAAAAGACTAAATGGATTAATGCAAGAAAAAAAAATTTCATTAGATATATTAAGTCAAGGAGTTAAAATAGAAGAAGATTTGTTATACAAATATAAAAATAATCTTAGTTCACCTCCAAGTGATGATATTGTAAAACTTGCTCACTATTTTGATGTCACAACAGATTATCTTCTAGGCACAACACTTGTTAGAAATCATATAGATACTGTGGCTGCACATAAAGCTAATCCACATGAGGATTTACCAGAAGAAGCACAAGAACAACTTAATGATTATATTGAATTTTTAATGAATAAATATAAAAAATAGGAGGAGCTATGTCAGAAGAACAATATTTAGAAAATAGAGTGAATAAACAAATAAATTGGTACAGCTCTAAAAGTAGTAATATTAAAAAAAAATTTTTTACTATTCAAGTTATAGAAATAATTATAGCTGGAATAATAACTGCTTTATCAAAATTTTCATTTGAAAATGAACACGTAGCAGATATAATAACTATTTTAAGTATAATAGTAATTATTTTTTCATCTTTAAGAAATTTATTTAAATGGCAAGACTTGTGGATTAAATATAGATATACTGCAGAATTATTAAAAAGAGAAAAGTTTTTATTTCTAACTAGGACTAATATTTACATAAATGAAAATGCCTTCAATTTATTTACAGAAAGAATTGAAGACATTCTAAATAGAGAACATGAAAATTGGACAGAACTCAATTTGAATTCTCAATGATATAAAAAACTATACAATAAATGATGTTAAAGGAACTTCATCATCTACAGCTTCATATGTTTTTTCAAAAACATCTGGCTTACAAGGATATTGTTCTCCTCTTACGCCAGTTATAATCCAGTCACCAATAGATGCTTTTAAAGGACCTTCTAATGTTTGTATAATAAATTCTCTATCTGTCTGATAAGCTTCTATAACAACTGGCTTTTTTCTAAACTTTTTTACTTGCATAAAAGCACCTCCATAAATATTATTTTGTAAAATATTATATCACAAAAGAAAGGATAATATACTATGCCTAAATTATATGATTATAGAGTTTTCATAAGTCATGCTTGGAAATATGGTAATGACTATGATAGATTGATAAACTTACTAAATAATGCTAATAACTTTAGTTATTATAATTATTCTGCGCCAAAAGAAAAACCTTTATTTCCAGATGGAACACCTTTTAACAATTCAGATATAGCTAAAAAAATAACAGATAAAATATCTCCTTCACAAATAACAATTGTTATATCTGGAATGTATGTTCAATATAAAGATTGGATAAAATACGAAATTGATGAATCAATTAGAATGAAAAAACCAATATTAGGAATAAAACCTTATGGAAATTCTAATATTCCTACTTATGTTTTTGATAATGCTAATAAAATTGTTAACTGGAATACAGATTCTATAGTATCTGCAATTAGAGAACTTGTAAAATAAATATTCTTATGGAGAGTGCATTTATTAAATTAACTAGTAACCCTTTACTGGATTACTTTAAAAGTTCTACATCAAACATACATTCTTTTTATAGGGGGATTTCCATGAAAAAACTAGACGCACTTTTAGACTTAGCAAAAAATGAAGAAATAGAAATTTACTACACTGACAAAATAGCAGATGACATAAAAGGATTGTATATAAACAGACAAGGACTAAAAATTATATCATTACTTAATTCATTAAAACATAATAATACTAAGCTAATAGAGATACTAGCAGAAGAATTAGGACATCATTTTACCAGTGTTGGAAACTATGTATCTTCAAAAAACAGTTACAAAAATAAAATCTTGATAGACAAAACTGAAAACAAAGCACTAAAATGGGCATGTGAATTTCTTATAACAGAAGAAGAAATAATACATGTTATTAATTCACACGCTACAAGTGTATACGAAATAGCTGAAGAATTACAAGTTAGCATCAATTTCTTACTAAAAAGATTAGAATTTCTATCAAAAAAGAAAAGCATGTTGGATTTAGGAAATAATAGATTTTTAGTATTAACTAATTTGCCAAATTTCTACATATATGAGGATATTTTTTAAACTCATTTATTCTACTTTTATAGATTTTTTACTTAATAAATATATATTTCAATATTATTATAATAAACTACACATAAAAGCTAAAAAATTGTAAGAATATTAAGAAAATAATTAAGTGAAAACCAGATAAACAAAATTAAGATAATATTGTACATAACAAAAGTATATAAAGAGCAGTTAATCTGCTCTTTTATATAAACACCAAACAAACATACATTCTAAAAGGGAGGGATACTATTATGAAAGGTGGAGTAAGAAAAAGAAGTAACAAATGGTATTACTACTTTGACCTAGGCATAGTAGAAGGAAAAAGAAAAAAAGTAGAAAGAGTTGGAGGCAATACTAAAAAAGAAGCAGAAAAAGCCTTAAGAGAAGCACTAAATGAATATGAAAACTCTGGCATAGTATTTGAAGAAAGCAACATCAGTTTATCAGACTACTTAGACTTTTGGTACAAAGAATATGTCTTACTTAACTGTAAATACAACACTCAAGAAAGCTACCGAATAAACATAGAAAAACATATAAAACCAAAGCTAGGAGCTTACAAAGTAAAAGCTTTAACTCCTGCAATACTACAAAACTTCATAAACAGAAAGTACAAAGAGGATTACTCTCAAAATACATTACAAGTATTAAAAGCCATATTACATAGGTCATTAAAATCAGCAGTCCACCCTTACAAACACATACGAGAAAACCCTATGCAATATGTGAGCATACCAAAAACTAAATCTAAAACAGAAACTAATAAAATTAAAACTATTACATTAGAAGAATTTAATCAAATACTAAATATATTTCCTCAAGATTCATTTCAACGTATAGTTTTACTAATTGGATTTCATACTGGTATGCGAAGGGGTGAAATTATTGCACTAAAATGGGATAATATAGACCTTGATAATAAAACTATCACAGTAAAGCATACTTTGATTAAAAAACCAAATGGAATGTTTGAATTAGGGCAACCAAAAACAGAAAGCTCTTGCAGAACTATATTTACAGGTGACACTTTAATAAAGGCATTAAAAGAACATAAACTATATCAAAAGAAAATGAAATTAAAATATGGAGAATTTTACTTTGATAGTGATTGGGTATGTACCAAAGAAAATGGTCAACAAGTGAATACCCACACTTTGGACACTATAGTAAGACAAATTCGAGTAGCTTTAAACAATGACTTTCATTTCCATTCTCTAAGACATGCACATGCTACCCTATTATTAGAAAATGGTGCTAACATTAAAGACATACAAAACCGTTTGGGTCATAGCCAATTATCAACTACAATGGATACCTATTCACATGTAACTGATAAAATGAAAAATGAAACTGTAGATATATTTGAAAAAATTACAAATTAGAGTTTGCCACCCAAAAATATAATACGGTGGCAAATGGGTGGCAAAATCTAATTTATCTATTTTAAAAGCTAAAATTATCAAATTTATATAGTCAGCTATATACTTGTAATTTCAAGGCTTTAGAGTATATAACAACCATAACTAATATAAGGTATTAATAATAAATCTAACAAATAAAACTTAATATTTACTTAAGTTGTAATACTATTCTAAATTGTATAATTAAAATTTAATAAGTTCTTAATTATATATTCATTGATTTATTTGCAAAAATAAAAAATGCCAATCTATCTCTAAACAAAAACTGAATACCAATAAAAATTTAATAAAAAATTTTATCAATATTCAGTATAAGTT